CCTCGGTGTAACCGACGTTTTCCTCATCTGTGAAGACCCCCAGGAGGTCGTCACCGCACACCCGGATCGAGCTACTGGTGATCGCGCGGGCCAGTTCCCAGAGAGTAGGCGGTATGCCAAAGCGCACCGCTTCCTCTGGGCCACCGAACCGCCTCGACAAGAACCTACGTTCTCTGTCGAGTGTCGCCAGCTTCCGATCCAGGACCTGCATACCATGGCCAATAAGGGATGCGGCACGTTGAACTTGTCCGTGAAAGATATAGCCTGTAACAGTGGTGGAGAAATTCTCCATGTAGCTGTCACAAGGGCCGTAAAAGTCACGGATTTGTTCGTACGAGCCAGTGAAGCACGGGTCCGCGAGTCTATTCCTCGCCAGAACAGTAGTCTGTCTCACAACTTCGTTGTGTTCGGACCTCTGTCTGGTTGGGTTAAAACTCCCGTACCCACGCTTCCATCCCCCACTGGCACTGGCACCCAGCACGGCCAGGTCGGAGCTGAAGAGGTTCACGAGTGTCAGATGAAACCAACCCAGGGAGAGTCCCATAAGGAGACCCCTGCCATTGGTTGTCATCGTGAGACCGGAACTGTCCTCAAACTCCATCTGGCCGACGCTGGAACGAGCGCATTCTGCAATCTCCGTGCTGGGTTTTATCCCAAGGAGACTGCAGACCTCCTCAACCGCGATCCCGGCGAGGGATTGGTACAATCGGTCAGTGGCTGCATCAAGATCAGCGCTTCTGACGACCATACCATCCTCCACTGGGGCGCGGCTGAGGAAGTCTCGGATGTTGTCGTCCGTGGACGAATCAACACCGACAATACGCTCGTCACGTGCCATCATGGTATTGCAGGCTGTGCGGAGGGACGCTGCAACAGTCATCAGGTAAGCAGGAGACTGTGTGGGCAACCTCCATTTCCAACCCATCTCCGGGATAGCAAGGATCTTCGCTTTTGGCGTCGATCGATTTGCTTCCCGAGAGAGGGCATGGAGATGGCCCACAACCTCGCGCGGATCTTTTCTGTGAAACGCCTTGGACAAACCCTCTTTGGGGGTCCATCCACGGGGTCTCACAGCTTTGACCCGCCGGCTGACATATTTGGAAACATATCCAGCAGCACCGCCTGTGCCCGAGGCAGACTCCAAGGAGCTGCCTGTAGGCAAGGACAGTGTCATCGCTGGACATGGCCTTCCAAATGTGTCGACCCAGTCCTTCATCCAAGAACGGAATGCTCCCTCCACCCACACGGTCGGTGCTCCAGGCTCGGTAAGTCTCTTAAGACACTTATCGATCTGGGGTGCGCTCGACCATGTGAGTGGCTCTGGAAGCATCCGTCCAAGCATGGAGAGCTGGGCGCCGGTCTCGCGAGTCAGTCTCAGCTTCCCTCGGAAGAAGCGGCGGAAGTCAATAAGACCACATGGCTTCAAGCCAAGTGCCAACCGACGAAAGTCGTTCAGCCCTTGCTTGAAGGCCATGATGGTCC